GCCGACGGTCTCGGGAACCCACTGCTGCAGGGCCGCGTCCCACGTGTACGCCTGACCGTCCAGAGGGGCCGTGGAGGCCACCGGGCGGCCTTGGAGGCCGTCGACCGTGGGATTGGGGTAGGTGCCCGTCAGGTCGCCGCCCGCGGGCCCTGACGGCGTCGCAGGGCCGGTCCCCGGGGAGATCGTGACGCCGGCAGCCGAGTGGACCACCGTGCCCGTCTGGCCCGTCACGGTGACCGTGGTCGGAACGTTGTCCCAGACGACCGTCATGGCTGCGCCCTCACGAGGTAGCCCGCGCAGACGGGCTGCGCGGGGTTGCCCGTCGGGGTCACCTGCAGGTCGTAGTGCCAGATGGCCTCGCCCGCATCGACGGTCGAGAGCGCCGTGTTGATCGCGACGAGGTCGAGCGTGATCGCGCCCGAGGTGCCGAGCGTGATGCCGGCGCCGTTCGTCGCCGTGTGGTCGGCGGCTGCGGTCGTCGGGAGGCCCGAGCGCCAGACGCGCATGGCGGCCGTGTAGCCCGTCGAGAGGTTCGGCGGGCTGCCGCCGACCGAGTAGGTCAGGGCGAACGAGCCCGGCGACTGCCGGCGGTAGACGATGTTGAGGGTGTCGCTCATGGGCAGGTACCGGAGATCGCCTGGGTGTTGATGATGAGCCAGAACTGCGCGCCGTGGGTGAACCTCGCGGGCGTCAGGAGCACGTAGCAGCCGATGTGGATGGGCTTCGGAGAGTAGCCGACCGGCAGGTCTCCGCTGGGGACGCCGTAGCTGTAGTGCGTCGGGGTCGCCGTGTTGGACAGCTCGGAGATGCTGTAGCAGGTCATGCCGGTGAGGCCCTCGAACTCCGCCAGGCCGTTCTTCGTCTGGGGCAGGACCGATCCGGTCGAGCCGATGATCGCCTCGTCGCAGGTGTACGTCCAGCGCGCGTTCTGGCCGGAGATCGCCGCCCGGTCGGTGACGACGGCGAGGAGCAGCATCGGGACGACGTCGCGCGCGGGGTCGCGGTCGTTCCAAGTCTTCTGCCGCGGCACGAACGAGTCGACGCTGCGGTCGGGTCGCGGCCTCTGAGTCATGGCTCGTACCCCGCCTCGACGATGGCCTTCAGGTTCGTGTCGCCGCCGTAGATGTTGTTGAAGTCGGTCGCCGTGCGCGGCAGGCGCTTCCAGTCGATCCGGGCGAGATCGCCCGTCGCGCCGCGCCGCGGCCTGCCGTCGGCCGAAAGCGCCGCCACCTGCTCGTGGTGGAACCACTCGTCGTAGAGGAAGTCGAACGAGATCTCGTAGAACTCGTTCTTGACCCAGCTGCCGCTGACTCCCTCGCATATGAGCGTGTACGCGGGGCAGTTGAGGAAGGTCGCGTTGTTCGTCGTGTTGTTGTAGCTCGTGAGGGAGGTGAGCTGCGAGGCCATCGACTTCACCATCGCGTCCTGCATGAAGCGCAGGCGGATCCTCGTCTGGTTCACGGGCCACGCCATGCCGTCGCCGTTCGCCTGGACGGAATTGCCGCCGATGTCGGCGGTGGTCGCGTTCGATGAGGACGGAGGGTTCGTCGTCCATGAGGTCCGGAAGACCTTCGTGCTCCGCGTGGTCGACTGCTCCTCGATGTTGGCCGGCAGGTGGAAGTACGCCGTCGGGCCCGGGCGCACCACCATGGTGTACATGGTGTCCCACGTGTGCGTCATCTGCGCGCCCGCCTTGTTCGGCAGCTGCTCGATGCGGTAGCCCCGGTAGCGCAGGTACTGCTGCCAGGTGATGTTCGCGTTCGGCGCGGTGTAGGCGAGGTCGCCGCGCCGCGGGATCGCGCCCTCGTCCTCCATCAGCTTCGGGGCCTCGAGCACGTCGAGCGTGGTGCCGTCGGTCCTGTAGATGTGCCGCACCACCGTGACGCTGTGCGCGTCGCCGATGTCGCCGCACTGCGCCGTGCGCGACTTGTCCTCCCACGTGAATGACGTACTAGACGGCATCTACTGCCTCCCCAGCATCTGGATGATCTTGTCGAGCTTGAAGAACGTCGACTCGAGGAAGGCGGACGAGAGCACGTCGCCGACGCCCTGCGGACCGGCCGCCTGCCGCCGCTCCTCGGCAAGCATCTGCTGCTCGAGGATGCGCGCCTCGGTCTCCGTAGCGCCCTGCAGCTGCGACGTCAGGAACGACTCCTCCATGCTCTTGCCGCCGAGGAGCGATCCGACGAACGTGGAGACCTGCGACGCGAGCAGGCTGACCTTGTCGCCGAGCGAGTCGCCGCCGGGACGGGCCATGCCGAAGGCGAACGCCTCGCCGAAGCCCATGACCTTGGCGCGCTTCTGGGCGTCGGACTCCATCGAGGCGAGCCGCTCGAGGATGACGCTGTTGGACGCGAAAGTCTGCTGCCCCGTCACGCGGAACTCCTGCAGCGCTTCCGTCGCGCCCTTCGTCAGGGCGGCCATCTGGTCGACCTGCGCGCGCGCGAGGCCCGCGATGGCGAACGGAGCGGCGGCGGCCGCGCCCGCCATGCCGCCGCCGGCGAGCAGGCCCGCAGCGGGGCCCATCTTGCCGATGCCGCCGAGGAACGGGGTCAGGCGGTTCCCCATCTGGGTGCCGGCGCCCGCGCCGCCCTGCTCGCGGTTCAGACGCTTCAGCTTCCCCTGAAGGCGCTGGATGGCCACCTCGGTCTTCTTGATGCCGGTGTCGACGCCGTCGGTGGTGACGGTGACGGGGATGCGGAGGTTCGTGATCTTAGCCACGGCTCATCTCCGCGACGGACTTGTTGATGGACTCGACGATGCTCGGCATGAGGTCGTTCGCGTGCTGGCGGGCGGGCCTTGTCAGGTACAGGGTGCGGAGCAGCACCCGGCTTCCAAGGCTCTTCCTCCTCTTGCCGGCCCGCCACCCGCGGTTCTTGGCGATGAACGGCGCTATGCGCGGGTTCGGGTTGCGCTGCCACAGGCGCGCCTTCTTCGCGGGCGTCCCGTCGGCCTTGACGCCCTTCTGCCAGACGCGGTAGCCGACGTCGTGGAAGTGCGCGCGCCAGCCTTGATGGGCGCTGTCCCTGCGGCTGCTGCCGATGTCCCAGCGGACGCCGACCGCGCACCAGATGCTGCGGCCCCTCCGGTACGTCTTCGTCTTCACCGTGAGGTCCTTGCGCGTCCTGACATCCTCCGACCTGGCGGCGCTGCGCGTGGAGCGAAGCTGCTTGAGCGCCCAGCGCCTAAGTCCGGTGCGGAGCACCTTTGAGCGCATCTTCTCTGGGAACTGGCGCAGGAGCGCCGAGACGTCGCGCGCCTGGTTCCTGTCGAGCGTCGCCTTGAGGATGTAGCCGCCGCTTGTTTTCATGGATGGCCCGCCGTATCCCGCGCCAGTCGGGGATCTCGAGATCGACGTTCACGAGCACGACGCTCATCTCGGACAGGTGCATCGTCTGGTGCCTCATGGCCGCGCGCAGCACCTTGCGCGCGGCCTCCGTCAGTCCCGGCCTTCCTCGTAGAGCCTTTCCGCAGCCTGCCCGATGGCGCGCACGAGGAGCCCGTCCGAGTCGAGCGCGTGCTCGAGCGACGTGAACAGCGCGCCGCCGTCGTGCCTCGCGTGACGCCATGCGAGCCATGCGTAGAGCTGCGCCGGCGCCCGGTCGGCGAACTGCACGGCGTCCACGAAGTCGAGCGCCGACGGGCGGCGGAGCTCGACCGACAGCCCGGGTCGAACCTCGACGGCGACGGAGCGGAGAGCGATGGCGTCAACGATGCTCATGCGATGGTGGCCGTTCCGGTGAACTGGAGCTCGATGGAGGCGCGCAGCACGTCGGACATGCCGCCCGTGACCTGGAAGGAAGTCACGAACGCCGAGCCGCTGATCGTCATGCCTGTCGCGTAGGTGATCGTGCAGGTGCGGCTGACCGGGTTCACGGAGTCGGTCTCCATCGCCGCGATGCAGGCGTCGGCCTGGTCGTAGTAGGCTTCGATGGACGCCGTCGTGGACGCCTGTCCGGCGATGTACGTTCGCCGCTGCGACGTGATGGCCTGAGACTCGATCATGTCGGCGATGCTCGAGGTCGAGACGTTCAGGAGTCCCGTCGACGCCTGCGAGTTGTAGGTGATGGCTGCTGTTCCTGTGGAGATCGCGGGCATGGATCACTCCCTGTAGTAGACGGTGAATCTCGAGACGGCCTCGGCGGGCTGCTGCTCGTCGCCCTCGCCGCTGCCGGGCTCCTCGAGCGAGTGGCCGACGTAGACGACGGCGTCGAGGCTGAAGGTCGAGTAGGTGCCGGGGACGGCCGCGCTCCGGACCTGCGCCGCGATGGCGAGCGCGTCGACGGCGAGGTCGGCGATGCTGCGCACCTCCACCTCGGCCATCCTCGTCGGCGAGGCGCCGCACGACGCGAGCTCGACGGACTGCACCTCGTAGGTGATGGCGGGGAGCACGGTGTCCTGCAGGCGGTACCCGCACGTCACGCGCGCGTCGGGCACGAGCGACACCGTGTTTCCCGCCGTCAGCATGGTGCGGATGGCCTGCTCGATGCTCACTCGACCACCTCGCAGTCGATCACCGCGACGTGGTCGCGCTCGTCGAGGTTCGTGATGCCGCGTATCCGGTAGGTCTTGCCGCGGCAGACGATGCGCTGCGTCTCGTCGAGACCGATGGCCTGCACGGTGCGCCAGCGCGCGCGCAGCTCGTACTGCCGCACGACCGCCACGCCGTCGGCGTACTGCTGCTCGGTCGCCGACTGCTCGCGCACGTCGCAGCGGAACAGGGTGCCGGCGGTCCACGTCGAGCCGCGCAGGCCGAGCGTGGACGCGGCCGCCGGCGGGCGGTACTGCGTCGCTACGAACCTGAGCCGCCCCGCGGAGATCATCGCATCGGGCTCCTCGTGGCGTACTGCTGGATGATGTAGCGGTACGAGAGCGGGACCTCGGCGAGGGCCGCCACGCTGCTCGACTCGGGGTTGTTGTACCAGCTGCCGACGAGCGCCACGATGCACTGCTGCAGCGCGTGGGGGATCGTCGTGTACCCCGCGACGTAGGTGACCGTCGCCAGGGTGTTCTCCTTCATCTGCTTGTCGGTGTCGAACTCGAGCGCGATGACGGGCTCGCTGTCGTCGACCCACCACTCGGCCGACGGCAGCGTCTGGGTGACCCCGTTGCCGTCGACGTACTGGACCTGCGTGAACGACGTGCAGGGCTGCACGTCGGGGATGAAGCGCGCCCAGCGCCTGATTTTCGCGGTCCTCGTCGCGCTCGAGAGCGCGATGCCCGTCTCGCGCTCGATGACCTCGGCGGCCGCGATGGCGAGCGTGGACAAGTCGACGTCGTCGGCCTCCGTCTCGATGCGGAGACGGGTCCGGAGGACGTCGAGCGGGATGGGGAGCGCGGGCATAAAGGGAGACGCCGCCTTCCGGCGGCGGCCCCCCGCAACAAGGGAATCAGACGGTGATCGACGCGAACGCCTCGGGCAGCATGATGTGGCTGTCCCAGCGGTTGTACAGGTACAGGTTCGTCTGGTGCGTCGACGCAGCCGAGTACGGGTCGAGCAGCGAGGTGACGCCCGTGCGCTCGAAGAGCTCCATGTACTCGAAGTTGCCGACCACGGCCACGACGTGGCCGTTGGTGGTGTCGGTCGCGGTGTTGATGTAGGCGCTGAGGCGGTACGGGATGCCGTAGATCGTGCCGGGAGCGCCCTGCGAGAGGCCGCCCGTCTCGTTCAGCTTCCAGACATAGTCGGTCGAGTTGACCTTGATCTTGCGGATGTGCTGCACGAGGGAGTC